GAATCGTTGCTGATCTGCACCAACTGACTAAATGTAATCTTTCTCTCATCTTTGAGCAGAACATTCAATGTCGGTTGAGATAACTTTAAAGCAGTACCGATTGTTGCTTTTGTCTTGTAGGTATTCAATAACACCTCTTGTAAATTTGTAGTTGGATTCCAACCTCTTCCTGTTTCGTTTTTCATGTCTTATTTTCTTTTAAAGTCATCAGCTTCATCTTCTCCAAAATGCCCAAGCTCATAAAAGCCTGTTAGCTTTAGAACTGCTCTGCTCATTGCACGCTTCTCAGCCATTGCAACAGGATAAGCATTTGATGTGTTGTTTGGTGCTGATTCGCCAAATGTTTGAATTACCTTATCGCCACTCTTTGCAGTTGCCTTAATGATAATACATTTGTTATCTCCTGAGTTATGCAGTAGTTGGTAATCAATCTCAATGTTGTTATTGGCTTGTATTTTATCAATTCCAGATCTTGAGATAATTGTATAGAATTTATGCTTGAATACATCGTCAGCAGTCAATCCATTTTTCTTGTACAATTCGTTTAGCTTGTCTTTGTTCATCTTATTGTTCTTTACTTGGTTTGTCTAAATGTTCCCACTCTTTAATTGTTTCGTTCAATGGAGAACGTTTGCCATCGCTCCACTCTTTAGATAAGTAGTATTGTCTTTCCTCATCTAAACTTAACTCTATTGCATTCATAGCTGCAAAATCAATTTGCTGCTCTCTGCTTCCTAAAAAGAATTCTTTTAACTTTCCCATCTTATTTGTTTTTGTAGTTTTCAATTTCTGATTCTAAAGCTACCTTAATTTTAGCAAGATTAACATTTGCAGTAAAGTACAAACCCTCGTCTAAAATAAACTTCTCTAGTTTTAAATGTTCTGTCAATGCTTGCTCTAAATAGTCAAGTCTTACTCTGTCTTGTGCTGATAAATTTGTCATTTGTTTTGTTTTTGTTTTGTCAAATATATAAAAAATTTTATAAACCACTACGACCTAGTTTTTCGCATGGTGCATGTCTAAGCTGCATGTCAACTTCTGGAACACCTGTGTAATCATCAGCCCAAACTGATTCAGGTTCGTACCATGCACCAACTTTGTGCAACTGCATCTTTAACTCATAAACTAAATCTTGACTTCGTTGGTCGTTTTCTAACTCCTTGATGCGAGCTTTCATGTTCTTGAGTAGGTTGTCAGCTAGTTCTTGTTTCATTACATACTGCTTAACTACTTGTGTGATATGCCCAACAGGATATTCGCCTCCTGTGTAAACTGTGGTCTTGTCTGATGTGTCAACTGTTACTTTCATTGTTTTGTCTTTAGGGTTAAAGGAGCATTACGCTCCTATTAAATTCATATCTTGTAACTTGTTTACTAAAACAATAAGGTGTTTAGCATCTTTAATTACTTTACCATCTAATTCTAATATCCATTTAGAAGATACTCTACTAAACCAAATATTAATATCTTTAGTTTCGTTTTCTAAATTAAAGATACCATCTGATAAAGAATTAAAATCTTTAATTTCTTGTAATAATTGTGTAGTGTTCATAATCTTGTTTTTTAGTTGTTATAGGTTAAAGAGGCATTAAGCCCCTTGTTTATTTAATTTAGTTCTTATTTTATTTAATTTATATTCAGCACTATATAATCCAAGTGATACTGGCGTATTGTTTTGGTTAGAGTTGCAAAGTATTTCCCTTGCATTTGAACGCTCTATAGCATATAAAATACCTCTAATTTCGTCTTTTGATAATTCTAATTTCATAATCTTGTTTTTTAGTTGTTATTATTATCGCTTGTCTTTGACAAATATATAATATATTTTAAGAATACCAACTATAATATTAAAATAATTTGCAAAAAAAAAAAGACCTACATCTCTGTAAGCCTTAATCTTGGGGGGATAATTTTAAAAAAAATGTGTTAGCCTTGCAACTTGTCCTCTATCGAACTCATGTACGAATGCTTCGACTGCTTTTGGAGAGCCTGTAAACCCTTTTCTTGAATGCCATGAATCTGCTGCACTTGGACTTCTTAAATACTCTACTGTTACACCTATAAAATCCTTTGCATCTCTCCATTTATGTTTTACTTTGTGATGTAGGTGGTGTAAATACCAATATCTATATTTGGTTGCTGCCCAAAGCTCTGCTCTTTCTTGTGCCATCAACAAGGGTAAATTATCCATTTTTGCACCATCTCCGTGTTCTAAGCCTATTAAATTACTTCCGTACTTGTAATATTTCCGATGTGCAACTCCTGCATCAACTGAAACATCATCTGTATTCCTAAACCAAGACTTTAAAGCATGTGCCAAATGGAATCCACTTTGATAGTCATGATTGCTCATTGAGTGTACGCAGTCAACAGGTGCAACTTCTCTCAGCATCTCAACACATTTTACATAGAGCTGCAAAGCTATCTCGTAATGTTCCCACCAATTACCATCGCAGTCTTGTGGTGTACCTTTTGTTGTAGTGTTATATACATTATCTACATGCAGTATGTCGTTCCCTATACAAAACAATACTCTATCAATTTCAAAGCCTTTAGATTTTTGTATCAAACCTTGCACTCCCTCAATAACTCTAGATACTGCAATAGGAATGTTGTAGTCTTCTCCTGTTTCCTCTGCGTTTGCGTATTTGCCTATGTGAATATCAGCAGGGTTAATAACCAATAGATGCCGACCTGCTTTGTGTTTGATTTTTGGATAGGTTGGTGCATGGTTTTCGATGAATGTATTGAGCCTACCAAATATGCCCTCTTCATCAATGCCAGAATCTTCCTTTGTAACAACTGAGAATCTAAGCTCTCCACCCATGTTTTGCCAATGCTTGACTGAAACAACGTCTTTTTTGTCAATTCCTCGCTCTTGTAAATGTAAATCAAGAGCTGAATTGTCATTGATGTTTTCTAAGGTGTTTGCTCTGTGCTTTTTAATTAGTTCAATCTCACTAGGTTTTAACCTCATGCGATTCCAACTATCTTTTTTCTTTGTCATGCTTTAGAGAATACAGTGAAACATAACGGCAAGATAGCAATAAAACTTAACATGACGTTAAGTTCCGTTAATCCATTTGCTGCCATGTCTGAAACTGCTGCCGTAACTAGCACTCCACTTACTGAACGCTTTGCACTCCACTTCTTTTGACGTTGTCCCTCTTGGAATACTTCACTAATCTTGCCGACTGCTTTCGCTATTGCTCTCATCTTTATAAAGCCATTTTAAATAATAAAACAAACAAACAGGTATTGATAATATCAAAGTTGTAGTTAAAGAACTCATTTAATCTTATCGTATATAAACAGGTTGATTATAGTATCTAATCTTCCGAATACTGCATTATCTTTTTCCGTTGGTGTAATGTTAACAACAACCTTAATAAAAGCCAACAAACCGATTGTAAGCTCTCCCCAATTTTGTGCAATAAAATCAATCATAATAAAAGTCTAAACAAATGAAACAAAAAGGTAAATATAAATAATGGGCAATCCCATCATCGTAACGCTTGGTGTAAACTCCCAAGAGTATTCCTGTGTAAAATCCTAAAGATAATTCCCAACTCATTAGTACAACCACATTACCTGTTGAGGCGATTCAGCATCGTCATCAGCATGAATAAAAGATTTAGCTATTCCAATGCGAGTAAATCCTGCATCAAGCAAGCCTCTCACTATTTGCATTCTTTGATATGAACTCATGCAAGAAATATCAAATGCAGTTCCTCGTAAATGTGCTGAGTTTGGCTTTCCTCCAACTTCCATATTATGTGCTTTGCTTCTCCAAGAGCTTGTAATTGTAAAAGGTACATCTGCAATCTCTCTTGCCAGATCTAAACGCTCTAAAGACTTTTTATTAATCTTATCAAAGCAATTCTTTCCATCGCATGTAAACTCTTCCTTTATAAAAAATCTAGGATTCATCTCTTGATAATTTCTTAATGTTATACAACAATGCACTTATAAGAACTAAGATAGTTAAAACTTGCTCAACTCCAATAAATGTAACACCTAATGCACCAAAGTTAATTCCATTAAATATGACTGTATCAATTTTTTCGTTCATTGATTTTAATTTTAGCTAAATACGTCTTTAGCTTTTTGATATTCTTTTTCTTTGGCTTGTACCCCATTAATCTATTTTGATGCCCGGATTGTACGCATTACTTATTGGGTCAATATCTGCATTTGAGTTTGAAGAATACTCTGGAAAAGAGCTTGTCTTGTAAATCAAATAGTCTATAATTCTCTGCCCATAAAACTCTGCTGAATCCATTTGTTTACGTATCAACCAATCAACATCGTTCTTTGTTGCAGCAGTTCCGTTCTCACTATTCTTTTGAGTAATCGAACCATTTGCAATTTTGTAGGAAATAAATGGCAATGCTTCTACAATAGCATAATGCACTAAAGCATCTTGTATGTAATCATCTACTAAAGTCTTATAAGCACCTGCTAAAGTTCCTGCCTGTATCTCTGCTTCTAACTTCTCATATAACTTAGTTCCCAAGATAGCTTGTAAATGCTTGTCTTGTGAAATCTTAACGAATGGAAGTAAATACTCCGTATCGATGTTATAATTTAGAGCAGTTGATGTTTTCAACCTGTCCTGTGATATGAATAAAACTGTTGCCATTATCTATTTTTTAAACTTCCTCTATTTGGTGTTGTTATCGGTGCAACTGCTTCCGTTCCTTTCTGCTTTACATAAGGATTGTTACCAACTCGCTTTTCATTGTCAAGACCTTTGTTCGGTAAGAACTTTCCTTTTACTTGCTTTCTAAAGTAGATGCGTCTCATCCAACCATGATAACAATATACCCCACCTTTCCAAGTAAACAAATCGTATGTGCTAGAGCCTTTAGGTGCAAACTGCCCATTTACTCCTGCTCTACCCATTTTTTTAATATCCTCGTATCTAAACTCAATGCCAGAATTAGCCATCATTATCATCTCAGTACAAAATGGTCTGCTTGGATTCTTTGCTTGTTTAGTTGTAGTCTTTGCATATGCATACCTTACTTTATACAAACCCTTATCTCCCCATTTAGACTTTTCTCCTGCCTTTGCATCTGAATCATTTGGTTGTCTATCAAAACCCTCAAACTCTTTGTGAAAATCGGGATTTGTTGTGTCGACTAACTCCTCACTCATCAACTCGTATTCCTCCTCATCGTTTACCTCTCCGTAAATCTTAAGCTCATCTAGTAATGTTTCAGATTTAGCATCGTCAAGAAATGGTCTATCGTCATGCTTACAAGCACTCATTTTAACACCTGTTTCCTTTTCTTTTGTTTCCTTGTCTAAGTCTGCTAAATCCTCTGCAAATTCAATCGGTTGCAATGTCTTAAAGTAAACATCTAAGTGTATACCATTAACTGCAAGCACCTCATCAATAGCATCAATGATTATATTTTGTTTTGGCTTTATAACGGTGTTATCAAATAGCTGAGATGCAACTTTTATCTCTTCTGCATTGTTCCCTAAACCTGTTTTGTCTTTAATACCAAACAACATAGGAGATGTAACTCTATGCCCAACTAAAATTTTCTTTGTGCATTCCTCAGATAAGAACTTATATTGCTCTGCTGCTTCCGAGATAGGTATTTGGTCTATCGTTGTAGCCTGTTGTTGATTATCGTTAAATGACAAAACAAACTTTTTACCACTTGTACTTGTAAACTTCTGCGTAATCTTTCTTTCAATAGCATCTTGTTCCTCTTTTGTAGGTGTACCATTGTTAAAGTTTACCATCATGCTAGGAGCAAACCCCTGCTGAATGTTTGTCAAGTGATAGTTTCCTATCTCCTCATCTATTTCACTCCATTGTAAAGAACCTTGATAGTCAACAGGAGAGAAATAAAAGAAGCCCGGTGAGTAAGGATGTATAACCATGATTTGGCTATCACTTGCTTGACGTTTTCCGTCAAATGCATCGTATCGTATAGGCTTATATTTATCTTTCCTGTATTGCTCCCAATCATCTGAGTAATAATATCCTGTAATGTTACCATCAACTGCCTTTTCTGGTCTTATATTTTGTATAGGTAAATGTATTGCTTTCTTAATTTCAGTCTTGCCCTTGTTCCAAACTACATTGAACGCAGCTTGACCTAGTAACTTTAAATCCAAAGACACTTTTCGTATATCTTCATCTCTAAATATGAGCTTCATTTTAGCATAGTCTAGTGGTCTTTTGTCTGCATCCGTTGCATCAAGACCTTGACCATAAATCATTTCGCCTATACCTGTAATAATAGCATTATTAACTGCACTACCATTGAACCTATCTATTAGGAATTGATAGTAGTTGTTATCTCGCCCATATTCTACCCACTCCCTAGCAGGGTTCTCCTCAATCTTTGGAGTAGTATAGGAAGCCATTTTTACTAAATTTATCATGCTGCTTATTCTTCTGTGTTATAGTAAACGTAATTTCTTGCAGTTGGGTTTGCATACTCAGTAAATGTAACTTCACTATCTGCGTCAATTATCATTGTACCCTCCCATCGTAAACCCAATACAACGGCATCTGTTGGAATTATATTTGTATCATTCGTTTGCTCATATACAACTACATTGTAAAATGAGTTTGTCTTTAATGCATTAAATGGAGCTGCGTTTGTTGGTACATCAAATCTTATTGCTCTTTGGGATCTGGCAACAGGAGAAAATGCTCCGTATGTTGCAACTCTTGTTTGGTCATCTATTACACCAATCAAAAAGTAATTACCCTCAGCATCTACACATTGATTGTAAATGTTTAAAGACAATTTATTTGCAGCAATATTTTGTACCCAATGCTCCATTTACTTTTTCTTTTTTACTTTGAAAGATTTGTGAACCTCACAACCTCTTTTTTTAGCATACCAATCAGCAAACTGCTCTGCATCTTTGTGCATGTCAAAATACTTTGTAATAGCAATAAAGTCTTTATCTACATGTGTAATTTTGTAAACAGTTTTGCTCTTGACTTTAAGTTTATCAAAATATATCATATTATTGAATCGTCTGAGTTATCTCTAATAAATTTAGCTGCTTCCGTTCTTGTCATTAAGCAGTTGTTTGGATATTCCTTACCCTTACCTAAATCGAGCAAAGCAGAAAGCTCTCCACTGACCCAACTTGCTTCAAGTTCAATTATATGAAATTTAGCCTTACCAATTTTTACAACAGGGTTAGCACCAAACTTTCTACGATTGTACTCTCCAAGCTCTTTAAAGGTTGGTTTAATGAGACCATTTTGAACACCCTCCTCGTCATATTGTGGTATTCCGTAGGTTTTCATTAACTCTTCTGGAATCAATCCTTTAAAAGTCTTTGTATCAAGAGATAAATAAACGTTTCCTCTCATAATTAATTTGTATGTGCAGATAAACCTGCGTTATAATTGTTTTCTATTTCGTCAGCATCCAAAGCAGTATCATAAAGTAATACATCGCTTATTCTTTCTGAGTAAGGCGTTCCGTTAGCTTCATTATATCTACCTATATCTAATGTATTAGAATTGTTAGGTATTGAGCCTGTTAAAGCGGTTGTTGTAGATAGCACACCATTTATGTAAGTTTTAATATTAGAACCATCATAAGTACCTGCTATGTTTACCCAACCTGATGTAGGTATAGTGTTACTTGTCCCAAAATTCCCACCTATATAAAATCTAAAGTTTGATGTTAATTTATATAACATATAATCTTTTGGAGATGGATTCTTCCATTTAGCAACCAAACCTCTATCGCTTTCTGTATTAGATTGAATCCAACATTGTACAGTTATTTCAGTTGTTGGATTTATAGAAGCATCATCAGCCACCTCAGCATAACCTGTTCCGTCTAAATTAAACGAGTTCAATCTATCTCGAACTGCGTTACCGAAGATGTCTTGTGTTGGTATAGTTGGGTTAGGTATTAAAGTAACCTCATCTGCCACAGGTGTACTTTTCGCCCAATTCATCATACCTAGTTGTGGTATTCTTGGTTGAGCATCAACGTATACAGCTCCATTAATCAAACCTCCGTGGTCGGATGCGGTTACTTCTCGAACAGAAAAGTTTTCTATTTCCCAAACCGCTCCACTATTACCTGTAACTCTTTTTAACCCAAAATTAGGTACAGTACTAGAAGGTGTAAAATCGAAGGAATATTCTCCACTTTGAGATATTGTAGGCGAATTAGGTACGTTAGTACCTGTAAATGAAGAAAACGCTAAGTTGGTATCTCCACTTATTCTAGTCGCTTTAAAAGATATTTTATAAGATTTGTTTTGAGTTAAACTTAACCCTGTTTGATAAAAATAAGTTGAAGCTCCTCCGACAGATGTCATAGTACATTTATTGTCACTTATAGATGCACTACTTAATACCCAATTAGTTTCTGATGAAAAATCTCCATCAACAACCTCTTCCTCTTCCAAATTAGTTCCACTATCATAAGCTACCAATCCATCGCCCTCGCTCAACGCCCAATATGCTTTTAAGTTTGTAACGCTTAAAGACGTACTAGGGTTATCTATTGCAAGTTTATTTGGGTTTGCGTAATCGTATGCTATGTCATCCGTACTCCAATAAGCATTATATATTTGAAAATCTGATAAACTACCATCAAATCTATTAGCTGCGTTTGTTGTATCATATCTACCTCCTATAACTGAATTCCCAACTGTACTTAAATCAATAGGAGATGTTAATGCTAAAGTTGAGCCAGACTTAACACCATCAACATAACACTCAACAGTTGAAGCATTTACTCTAAATACCACACGTTGCCATTGGTTCTGTATAGGTGTACCAAATTGCTTAAATCCACTATTAAAAAAAGCAAACACTTGCCCACTACCTGCATTAAATAAACCTAATATAGTTCTAACAGTACCATCTAAATCCATCACGAACTGATATGCAGTATCTTTAGGGTAAATCCAAAATGCAAAAGTAGCACTTGTACCACTCATCTCGAACCCTGTTGTATTTACATATTCAGTTGAGCCATTAAAATCAAGAGCCTTTCCTGTAAACAACTCGCCTACATTATTGTTGCCCGATTTGTCAGGTGTTATTTGGGTTAGTTCTTTTACGGTGATGTTATTAATAACAGCATCAACATTATTACCATTACTAGACCTTATAATATATAAAATAGCCGAAGTTGGTTTTACTATAAAAGTTTTTATTCCATCTGTATTAAAGTCATTAACAACTCCACCTGCTTGTATTCTTATTGTACCTGTAATAGACTCAATGTCAACTTCTATTTGATATGTTTTATTTGCATCAAAGATAGTTTGATTAACTCCTGTTGAGTTTTGCGTTTCAGACGCATCGTAATCTATGTGTAGCTGATTGTTTACAACCTCTACAACTTGACCACTTGGTATTTGCGTTGACCAACCTGTTAACCCATTTGAATAATCTCCATTGACAACTTCCTCCGTACCTAATGTTTCGCTCGTTTCAAATCCAAGCCACATCTTTAGATTGGTTGTGATGACTTCGGCTGCTGCTAATGCACTACGAAAACTACTTATTGTATTCTGTATAATGTTTACTAACATATAGCCCTTTTTAGAATAAAGCTACTATGTCCGTTGCAGTTGTATCTGTTGCTTTTACATGCGTAACTTGTACAGGTAAAAAACTTCCGTTTGCTATGTTCTTTAATAAGACAGTAGAACCACCTAAAGTGATTACATTTATATTTCCTCCTGTACCTACAAATAATGCAGCAGGAGAGTTAAAAGATGCTCCTACTATTGCAGTTCCATCGCTTGGTGTTACTATTGATGCAGTTGCTGCTTGTCTTACTATTGTATTCTGTGGCATAATCTTGTTTTTTAAGTATATTAATAAATAGTAAACTACCTGTTTTGTTTTAGTATAGAGCAAAAAAAACCCTCACATCTCTGCAAGGGTTCTAATATTATATACCAGATCTATGAATCTACAACTGTTATTGTAGCACCTAAACCATCAAATATGGTTGTTGTTCCCGGTTCAACAAAAAGAGCAGATTTACGCTCTCTTGATGTTATCGTCAATGTATAGCCACTCATATCGCCAAGAGCTTTACCCAATGCAACGCTACCACCTGTAACAGTTGCACCATTGTAAGCACCTACTAAGTAACATTGCCCAAATCCATTCGCTTCATTCACATTGTTGTCCTCTGTGAATATTTGAAAGCGACCAGAAGTTAATAAGCGAAGTGCAGAAAGTGCTGCCTTGCTTAAATTTGGTAACATTAATGTAGTTACTTGCTCATAAAATACTGTACCATTGTCCTCAGACACAGTTATAGTTTCAGTATATTCAGAGCTTTGTGGGTTTAAAGCATATTTGAAAACATTTGCAGTACCTGCTACACCTGTAAGTTGACCATCTGCGTCAACTGTGTAAGCTCCAAGTGTATCATGATTCGCAAAGTAGACGTTTCTTAAACCGCCTACTGCTTCTCTACACTCTAAGCCTCTACCATTTGTTAATAAACATGCCATACCTTAACGAATTATGCGTAAAGAACGATGTCTGCACGAGTAGAGTAACCTACACCTGCATTGAACTTCATTACTAGATTAACATTATCTGAACCATCAATTATAGTTTGGTCAAGTAGTTTTACCTCAGTCATATCTCCCTCTAAGTCTGTTGCAAAGAACATGTTAGATTTACGACCTGCTACCATTACGTTAGCTGCCATACCCGGACACCACTTAATTGGAATACCCTCAAAGTTTGACTCAGTTACACCTGCATGGTATTGGTTTAAGTAACCTAAAGCTGCTTGAGCTGAGATGTAATGTTTAAATGCTGCCGTACCCATAAAGATACATAAGTCATCCTGTCCGTAAACTGCGTCTGCAATTCCATCACGAACTTTACCAATTTCAGCAATTACGTTTCCTGCATTGATACCACCTACAACTGCTCCTACATCTGCACCACCATCGGCAGTAAGTAACGCTTGGAATCCATCAAACTCTCCACCTGTTGCTGCTGCACCTTGCCAAATTGACTTCTCTACTTGCTGCCCTACTAAAGAACCTGCATAAGAGATTAAGTAAGTTGCGAAGTCAGATTGTAAAGTACCATCTAAACCTGCTCTCATGTTTGCACCTGCCCAAGTTGAAAGCCAATCGTTTTTACACAATGCTCTGTTTACTTGTAAACGCTTTGGTGCAAGAGCTTTCTCAACGTAAGTAACATCTCCTGCACTTGTAAAATCACAAGTTGCATCTGCTACTGCTGCTGCTGCTAAATTAAAATTGTTTAGGTTTACTTTAAATGCTACGTTTGGTAACACAGTCAAGTATCCTTTTGCAAGTGTTTCTCCACTTAGTAGAGATGCACTCATAAACCCTGCTGCCGCTTTCCCTGCGTACAGTTTAGTATACGAATCTGCCATTTCTTAAATATTTTGGTTTTTATTAATTAAATATTGAACTCTTTCTTGTGGGGATAACTTAGAAAACTCAACCATTGATTTAGTTCCTGTTGTCTTTCCCTCTGGACTTGGAGTTATCTCCTCGCCTACTTTTTCGAACTCTTCAACTTTAGCAACTGCCTCTTCTTTTGCAGTTTTCAAAGTATTGAACTCTTCTTTAATGCTTGCAAATTCCTGTACTAAATTCTCTAGCACTCCAATCGCTTGCACTAATGCGTCTTTTGTTTCGGTGTTTGCTTCGCTGAGTTCTTCAGTTTTTGAATCTTCAACTACTTCCTCAACAACCTCTTCTTCAGGTATTCCGATACGAGCAATAACTCCCTCTTCCTCTACTACTAGCAAAGTACCATCAGCAAAAACATACTCTCCAACAGGCATTGGCTGACGCTCATCTTCTACAACGATAAACACCTCGTTACCAATATCAAAAGAATCTGCACTTATAATAGTACCATCTTCTAAAGTTGCCTCCTCGAATTTTAAATGTTCTTTTGCTTCAGATAATTCAGCAGGTGTAGGTTCGTTTTCGCTTACCACTTCTACCATACCCAAAAGTTCTTTGATTTTGTCTAATGCTTCCATTTTCTAGGGTTTGTTTCTATTCTATTAAATAGGTTTACTTTTTGTTTGTTTTATTTTCGCTATCCTTGATGATTTGTCTGAGCTTACTTAATACATCTTCTTTCTCCATTTTAATGCCCTCAGATTCTTTAGTATCAAAGTAGCCCTCAATAGAGAAACCTTTAACCTCGCCCTCTTTTATATAGTTGCTCCAAACATCTTCGTTCTCAATCTTCATGCAAGCAACCCAAGTTCCAACAGGATAATTAAACCCATGCAAAGCTGACTTATCAATCTTTGAATCTTCTACAATCCAAGTTTCGATTGTGGTAACTCCGTTAACTGCTCTCTCATGTCCTAAAGTAGCAGATTGATGTTTGCTATTAATCATGTAAAGTTCCTCAACTCTGCGTATTGTTTCCTTACTAAAGAAGCAGTTGTACTTTTCGCCCTCTGCATCAACTCTTAATATAGGCATATCAGGAATCATTACTGCACCCATGACAATACGTTTCTCATCGTTTAATGTTGCAAACTTCTGAGGCTTGCCAGATCTAGAGAAATACATAAAGTTTTCTTCTATTGCAGGATCTTCAACTAAGCTAATAGCAAAGACACCAACATCTGCATCATTCTCGTTAAGCACGAACTCAACTAATTTCATTTTATCGTACTTTCTTTTTTTACGCTTTTCTTCGTCTTTCTTTTTCATTATAATACAGTTTGAGTTTTAATGTATAAATCTGCTTCTTGTGAATCTGTTACTTCTTGTGATATTACATAGGCTTGCACAGGAGGAGTATCATTTCCTTGATTAACTAAATCGTTTAGGTTAGCATTTACAGGTATTGCTTGACCTATTGTATTACCTATTGGAGATGCACTTGGTATTGATGCTGATGCACCACCTCCTGAACCTTTGACCTCAGTTTGCATTATGTTTTTAACGTTTGCCAAACCTGCTGCAATGACTGCTGCTGCCGTAACAAAACCTAACGTACCTCCTTGTGCAAATGCTTTGTTTGCACCTACATAAGTATCAATTATTGCTGATGCAATAGCAAGCTCTTTACTTTCTCCTGCTAATGCACCTAACGCACCTGCAAGTTGAGATGCTGCACTTAGTTGGTCATTTACTGAGTTCTGCCTTAGTATCTTTTTATCTGCTTCAAACTTCTTAGTTATTGCAAGTTCATTTGCTCCTGCTTTTCTAGCTAACTGAATTTTAAGATTATACTCTTGAGTAAGTGATTCAAGTTCTTGCTCTCTAGCACTCATTGTTGAAAGCCTGATGTCATTTCTTGCCTCGTCTAATTCTTTCTCAAGAGCTGCTTGGTTAGTTAATTGCTCAGACCTTTGTCCTGCAATCCTTTCTTCAATGTCTAATTGCTCAAGCAATGCTTGTTCATACGCAGTTTGTAATGCAATAGAATCTTTTTGTGTAGATAATTCAAGAGCTGCAATCCTTACTCGTTCATCAACTATTTCTTTTTCTTTAGCAGTTTGTTCTTCTAGTATCCTACCTAGTTCATCATTAGCTGCAATACGCTCATCGAATGTTTTACGAACATCATCTCTTATTTGTCTTTGCAACTCTGCATCTAATTGGCTTTGTAGTTGTTGTTTTGCTCTTTGAACTTCCAACAACTCAGCATTCTTCTTTGCATTTGCCAAAGCAGTACCTGTTGCAGTTGCTGACTCAATAGATATTTCTTTTATACCCTCAGTTGCTACCTTAGTTGCTATTGTAACAACATTACCAATCTCTACAACTGCTTCTGCAAAGTTTGTTGCAACTTGTTCTCCTGCAACAATAACATCATCTACAACCTCTGTTAAATTAGCTCTTGTTTCAACTAATTTTTCATTTAATAACTTTATTGTTTCAGGATCATTATCGCCAAGAAAAGATTCTTCCCAAGCTAATTGAGCCTCTTGAGCTGCCAATATAATACCATAGAAAGCAAGTTTTAAAGGAGTAATAGCAATAGTCATTAAACCACCTATAACCTTTTTTAAGCCCTCAAACCCCTCAGAAGATTTGCTTACTGCATTAAACACATCAGTAACAACACTAGTGATTTGATTAAATAACACTCCCATTGTTTCAGTTGCAATAGCAACCCCATCAATAACAGTTTGGTTTTGCATCATTATCTCTTTCAAGAAATTGAATGCCTCAATCACAAGACCGATACCCATCGCTTTCATGGCAAGCCCAACACCCTTAAATCCTTTACCAACTTTTTTTAAACCTCCTGCTAGTTTTGAGTTAGATGTTTCGGCTGCTTTGCCGTTTTCCTCTAATGATTCCTTAACCTCATCTAAACTTTTTTGCAATGCTTCTACATCAGCAACAAGTTTTAGTTTGTACTCTTCTGCCATATCTCTTTTTTAAATTGTTGCCATGCTTCTTTTATAGATGTTGGATATTTGTAAGCTCCAAACAATACTTTGTTCTCTTCCGTTTCTTTGATCTGGTTAGATGTAACCAACCTTATAACTTCGTTTATCATGAACCTGCTACTCTTTCTAAGATTAATTTTGCACCTGACACATACCTTGCAGTATGTCCTGTTACTACTATTATACTCCAATAAGTTCCTTTAGCTGCGTTCTGTCCTGTAAGTGTAACAGTTGAGTTAATTGCAGTTGATGCACCAACCTCTGTACTTGTAGCATCGTCAACTTCTGAAACCCTTACTGAGAAAGTTGCAGCAGTATTATCTCCATAAACTACTACAGAATTAACTCTATAACCTAAAGGTAATTGAAACGATGAAATCAAGTTTACCGATGAGCTTGGAGATGTAACGTATTGCCCATATGCAGCCATTACACCACCTGCACCACTATTTGAATTTGTTTTTGTAAAGTCAGCAGCAGTAAGGTACATTTCAGTATCGTAAATCGTTCCTATGTTCTGCCCTCTTATTGGAACTGTACTAGGGAACTCTGTGCGTGTTACCCATTCAGTATGTTCGTTTACTTCATCATAGCTTAAAACCTCGTTTACTTTAGCCTCTTCGCCTATTCTCCGAACTGTACCCTCTAGGTATATTTGTGTTGATTCGTTTACCACAACGCTTGATGCAGTTTGTCCGACTATAACTTCGCCACCTGTGGTATTTACATTCTTATTTTGATTAAATACAATTGGAGATGGTACAGGTTCGTGTGGCAAGACAGTTGTATTCCAATAACAAACATTGTCTATAAAGCTAAAGTTGTTAGCCTCGCAACATGCTTGTGTTGGAGTAGCTGATGCACCTGCTGAATTTGCCCAAGTTGTAGTACCGTTTAAGTTTGTTGATAATAATTCTAAATCACAATCAAGAACACTCATTGAATCATCAAATGTACCCTCAATTATTTTTATCAGCTCTACCTTTGTACTTTGGTTTTTACCTAAAGCATAGGATGTAATTTTATTTATTCTATAATATGAATTTTGAACAAATATTTTATCATTGTACTTAAACTGAGCAATGTCCTCTGGAGTTAGATAAAAGTTTGCAGTAAGTATTCTTGCATCTTTATTATATATGTTGTTCAAATACTTCCTCCAACACTTTGCATATGTATCGTTTACAGGTTGTGAATCAACGTAAAATTGTAAATCAAATGCATACTTAGTTTTAAATCTAATATCTGAATCAGTTGTAGATACATTTGTGCCACTCATTAAATAATGATTGCAAAAAGGATAAGATGTTTCTGTTGTATATCCTCCTGTTGCATAACTCCAAAATCTATATGCATCACAAGATTTTAAACCACTATAAGCAAATAATCTAGGTTTAATCTCTACAAAAGTTGCTGCTCCATTATCCCATTTATAAGGCAATGCAATAAGCATATTATGTCCTTGTGGTCTTTTGGTATTCCATGAAGAAAATATTGACTTAACCTCTAACTCTCCCTTTCCAAAATCTCCACTTAATGCAGCAGTATAACTATTGTAAACCTCATCAAACGTATCTTGCCAATAATAGTTTAGCCTGTCCTCATCTTCTAAATCACTCATCAATATGCGTTCTTTTCTGAACTCATTTGTTGGCTTGAGCTTTACATCCTTATTTAAGTCTATTTTGTTACTCCAATCCTTACTTGTTCCTGCGTCAAAGTAATCTTGTGCAGGTTCTATATTAAGCTGATTTGTAACACCCTTATCCATCTCAATAATAAGATTGTACCTAGAGCATATAGCACTAATAAAATCAACCTGCTTTTCAGTTGGTAATATATTATTGTTAGCTGATAAATCAACAGTTGAACCCTCAGCTTGAATAGGTGCAGCAAATAAAGAAAAGTTTGAATATACTGATGGACTTCCAAATGTTTGTTTTATCTGCAATGTATTACTACCAGATCCTAAAGCTGATGACTGAAATGCAGCTAAGTATATTTGGTCATTTTGCTCTAAAAATATCTCAGCAGTTACTACATCTTTAGTAGTTTGTGATGTAGTTACATTGTCAAAAAATTTATTGTTAAATGTGCCATTAGAACCTTGACTAAATTGTGTTGTAACAACATGAAAGTATGAAGAATCGTTTAATTTTCTTATATCTAAAAATGCACCAAAACCACTTGTATTTGCAAAATTGTATTGTAAATTAATTCTAAATTTATACATACCTGATATTGGTACATTGTAATATGGTGTTGCAGCTGACTCGTTATAGTTACCTACTGCATCAAAAAGGTTACTCGTTCCAATAGTATTAAAATATATAGGAGACAAATGACTGTTACCATCGAAGATAATATCAATATCTTGGTCTTGCTGCAAGCCTATTCTAAAGGAATCTAAAAAATTACTTTCCAATGTTTGAAAGCTATTTGCTAAAGTCATGTATTGCTTTGCAAAGAAATCAGTTGCAAAGAATGTAGAGCTTATTGTATAACCTATTGATGCAAGTATCTTTTCAAATAGTACCTTTACGTTTATTGCAGGTTTTAATTTAGTAGGGTTTATTCCCTCTTCAATCGTTCCGTTTAGATTTTGATTATTATAGTCATAACCATAGTCAGCAATAGGATATAATATCTCCTCTCCTGTTTGCCCTGCTGATGTTGTATAGGTTGTATCTCCACTCCATGAATCCTTTACATTTGCAGCAGTAAGTAAATGGCTAAACTCAGATAAGTCTAGTTCATTAAGTTGCTTCTCGTCTAGTGATGTTGCAATGTTTGATATTACACCAAAAACTAGAGCTTCATAATACTTTGTAGAATTGTTTACATTTAGCAGTTGTAAATAACCACTAAAGACAATATTTGAATCTACATAAATATCAGCCTCGCATTTTATAGAGCTATTAAAAGAACCATCAACTGAAACAACATCGTAAAAATGACTAAAAAAATCATTGTTAACTTGTGTAAATGGCAATGTAAACGCTTGAGTAAAGTCAGACTTTTGCGATGCCAGATCTTGTATCTCTTTAGCTGAGTAATTACCTTTGATAGATACATCGCTTACATCAAGATAATGTAAATCAGTTCCTCCTTGCTCTTTTACAACTAACTGAACCATTATATCATTCTTTTTAAGTTA